GTCATAAAGTTTGACCCCCATAAGTTAAAGAAGGAAAGGTTGCCACACCTTTCTGGCTATGTCGTTCACCAGCTTTACCTAATTGCCCGAAGGCTAACGACGTTGGCCATTGCCGTTGCCATTGCCATTGCCGTTCTTCCCATTCTTTTTCTTCGGGCCCACGAAACCCGATTCACCGTAAATTGACCTTCCTGAGTAAGGATCATCAATAACGACATTACGACCATAGGCGCCGGCTCTGTTTGCTAAACTTTGCATGGCTCCATTCACCGCCCCACCGAGCAGTGATTTTCCTACGGACGTTACACCACGAATGAGCATACCGAGTAGGCCTGCATCATTAAACTTGGCTTCAAAAGAATGAGGAATACACGGTGCAATCTGCTTCTCAAGTGAGAGAGCTCCTGCATCATGTGGACACGGGGCTTGTTTGTTCGCCGCCCACGGCGAATCACCAGGTACATTGACTTCCCAATATGATCGATGCTTCATGTGAACCGAGGCAACAGAACTCATACCATCAATGTGGGTTACAGTCCATCCAAGGCTGACGTCGAAGCCGTCATATTTCAGTGTCTGATTACTGAAGGATGTTCCACCTTGAGCATTCTGATACTGTGATGCCATGTGAAAATTGGCTGTCAGATTTCCTGAATCAGCTCTGAAGATGGGACGAACGTCCTCTACTTCATTCCACATGTGAGACCCGTTCCAATGCCGCTGCATATCATAAGAACCCGTCTTAATGATATCTTGACGACAATTCAAATCCTGTTGTGGCAGGATATTGAAATCGGCCGGGGGGGAAACCGTGAACCTAGCTGGAAGCACGTCCTGGATTGGAAATTCCAATGTATCAGGGTCAATCGTGATAATCTTCGCACTAGACTCAGTACCTACCTGTCCTGACACCATACGTCCTTGAGTTGCTGTGGCAGGAGCATTCAAGTGAAGCGTTCTGCCCTTACTAACAAATCGGAATTTACGGATGGTGCGCCACCCAGGTGCATCGGCACTAAAATTGAAAGAGCCAAATACAGCTGGTTTGAGTACAGACACCTCGAAAAGAGCCTTCTCATAACGGAATGCAAGTCGACCAACTCCATTGGGTTGGATGAACTCTTCCAAGTATCTCACTGGACGGTACCAGCTGGGATACAAGGTCGGCCCGTTGGCTTCGGACTGGTCAAGCCCATTAAGGTATTGTCTGACTTGCGCCTGGGTCGGTGGACCCACTGCATCATCATATCGAATGAGGATTTGTTGCGCAAGAAGATATGGAGTGTCATAAATCATGAGTCCCCATGTCCCCTCGGGAGACAAGTCAGAAGGAGAAGTTAATACCAGATCATCACGGAGACGTAGTAGAACGATATCCACCTCGCTTCCATCTGGTATACCTTTAAAATCGACTGGCAGGTTTTCACCGCAAGGATCAATAGCCACCCTCAGGTAGGCTGCGCCTGCTGCAGTTGCAGGACGGGCTGTACAGCTTGAAAAGTCGCAATTCATGTGTACAACACGGCCCTAGCGAGTCGATTTTCTATTGCATGTTGTTCATCAACAGATATACCCCAAGCTATAGCAAACGAAGCTCTAGTTTCAGGACAGGGATATTCAAACCTATTGGTAAACCTGTCTATCTTAATCCGATAGTCAAGCTCCCAAGGCTTAAACCTTCCACCAAAGCCCAAAGACCGGAACCGTTTGGCAAAACTTGAGATAATTGGCATGAACGATGAGGCCAAGCCTTCGCCGATGCCGACAGTCCAGAGAAAATCTTTCATGTCTTTGCACTGACCGAGTCTGACATTCATCCTACTAATAGCCCGCGTTGGATTTCGGCACATAACCCAGCCAATGCGTGTCTTCACTGGTCGGGACTGACAGAATTCAACTTGCTCAAATAAGTCAGTAACCTCATGTTTGGTATTCATCCCACATTTTGTGAAGTCGAATCTTGATTCAACTCCAGCTTCTGTGAAGACTACAGAATCATCGCCGTCGACTATGATGTATGACTTTGGATAACATGCTCTAAGTATGCAGTAGTTAATGAGACTATTGCCTAGAGACGTGTTAGCATCGCCTGAACATCGTCTAAACGGAA